CGTCCACATTTAGGTCTTCCTTCTTGGTTTAAACGATGATATAATCTTTAGATGGAGGCAGGGCACCACCACATACCCCCTGCTTCCTTTTAAGGATTATTTATGAATTTAGGATTTGACGCAATATCAGCATTACCATTTGCCGCTTCAGGCAATGAAGGAAATGTAAATGTAAATGTACTTAAAAACCAATTAACTATTACAATTGGTAGTGTAGGTATTATTGCTGATTCTATTGTCGAAGATCCAGATCCAAATAGATTAACACTTGGTTTAGGTACCCTATCTATTAGTGGAGCAGCTAATATTACTGTCACTAAAAATGAATTATCATTAGGTTTAGGTACTATTACAGTTACTGCTGCGGCTGGGGTTACAGTTACAAAGAACGAATTGACGTTAGCAACAGGAAATGTTACAATATCTGGAGCAGCGAATATAAATCCTGATAAGGTATCTCTTTCTTTAGATACAGTAGAACCAGGGGTTATTACGTGGAACGATATAATACCAGGAGCAACAATGGTTTGGACACCAATAAAACCGTACTAATATGGCATCAACTTATTCAACAGATTTATCATTAGAACTCGTAGCAACAGGTGAAAAAGCCGGTCTATGGGGAACAATTCAAAATACTAATTTACAATTATTACAAACAGCAGCATCGGGTTATGTAGAAGTAACTTTAAGTTCTGGTACAACTACATTAAGTTTGGCCGACGGATCGTCGAGCGCGAATGGTAAAAACCTTTACATAAAAGTTACTGGAACTTTATCTGGTAATGCAAGTTTAGCAATGCCTCCATCAACAACAGGTGGTAATGCTAACAGAATATTTTTTGTAGAAGATGGAACTACTAGAGGTGGAGCAGGAGACAGCTACACAGTAACACTATTAACTACAGGTCAAAGTGCAGCAACTCAAGTTCCTCTTCCAGAAGGTGCGACAGTTTTAGTTTATTCTAAAGGTAGTGTACCAGCAACAACTTTAGGTATGATGAAAAAAGGATTTACAACAGTAACTGCAGCAAGTAAAACTGCTTACACAGCAGTTGCAGGTGATCAAATTGGGGTAGACACAGTTGCTAACCAAGTTACAATTACTTTACCAGCAGGATCGGTAGGAGATGAAGTTACAATTGTTGACATATCAGCCTCAAACGGATTTGCTACTAACAAATGTATAGTTGATCCAGATGGTACAGAAAAAATTGCTGGTGGTTCAGCTGGTGTGGCAGTAGATTTAACAACTAATAATCAATGTGTAACTTTCTTATACACCGGGTCCACTAAAGGCTGGCAATATAAATCAACAAATCAATAGGAGTAATTAATGCTTACGAAAATTAAGTTTGCTCCAGGAATAGACAAACAAGACACAAGTGTCGGAGCAGAAGGTCGTTGGGTTGATTCAGATAATGTTAGATTTAGATATGGTTTACCAGAAAAAGTTGGTGGCTGGCAATCTTTATTACAAGATTCTATTGTAGGAGTAGCTAGAAAACAACACGCTTTTGTTGATACAAGTGGTAATAGGTATGTAGCAATAGGAACGGATAAATTTTTACTTATATATTTTGAAGGACAATTATTTGATGTTACACCTTATAGATGTAATAATACTGGGACTGTAGACACACTAACAAGTTCAACATTATCAACAGATAGTACATCAGTTAAGACGTGTACAATTACTACAACATCTGATCACGAGTTAGCAGTAGGAAATATTATAGAATTATCTTCTGTTACTTTACCAAGTGGTACAGGATTAACTGCAAGTGATTTTGAAGATAAACTTTTTCAAGTATTGTCTGTACCTACACCAAAAACTTTTACAATTAATTCTTTAAACCAAGCCAGTACTGCTGTTTCAACAGGTGGTACTATGACTGTTAAAATTTATGAAACAGTAGGTCCAGCCGCACAAACATATGGTTATGGTTATGGTGTTGGAAATTATGGTGGTACAATTACAGGTGCTTTACAAAACGATTTAGACGGAGCGCTGGCCGCGGACACAAATGGTAACAATGGTTCTGCTACACAAATTAGATTAACATCTACAACAGGATTTCCAACAGCAGGTACAATAGCTGTGGAAGATGAATTAATAACTTATACTAATATTGCAGGTGTTGAGCTAACAGGTATAACTAGAGGTGCAAAAGGCACAGCCACAACTGGTACATCAAATGGTCAAGCCCATAGTGATGGTGAAACAGTTACAAACGCTACTGACTATGCAGGATGGGGAGAAGCGGTTGAAGCATCCACTGTTACTCTTGAACCAGGACTTTGGTCATTAAGTAATTTTGGTGAACTGTTGGTTGCAACTATTGCAAATGGTAAAACTTTTACTTGGAATGCAGGAGCAGCTAACAATACAACTGTACACGCTTCCACTTCAACACCAAATACAGACGGAACTTTAACAGGAGTCAACTCTCCTTATGCAACTATGATTGGAACTAATAGTGCAGGGGACGCTGTGGGTAATCCAACAGCAACAAGAATTACTTTAATCTCACCTACTACACGTCACGTAATTCATTTAGGAACTGAAACAACTATTGGAACTCCAACAACTCAAGACGATATGTTTATAAGGTTTTCTGAAGATGAAAGTATTAATAAATATACACCCCAAGCAACTAACACAGCCGGTTCACAAAGACTTCAAGATGGTACAAAAATTATGGGAGCTTTAGTTGCAAAAGAAAATATTCTAATTTGGACAGACAACGCACTATACACAATGAAATTTGTAGGTGCTCCATTTACATTTGGATTTGAACAAGTAGGTACTAACTGTGGATTGATTGGTAAGAACGCAGCAATTGAAATTGATGGTGTTGCTTACTGGATGGGTAATAATGGTTTCTTCTCTTTTGATGGTACTGTTAATACATTGCCTTGTTCTGTTGAAGATTATATTTATGATGATGCAGATACTACAAAAGGACAACAAGTAAATGCAGGAATTAATAATCTATTTACAGAAGTTGTTTGGTGGTATCCAAGTGCAGGATCTGATTTTAACAATAGATATGTAGTTCATAACTATGGTCAAGATAATGCAAAACTCCCTATGGGTAATTGGTATACAGGAACTAATGTAAATTCTATTAGAACAAGTTGGATTGATTCATTAGTATATCCTAAACCTTATGCCACAGCTTTTAATAATTCTAACACAGGTACTTTTCCTTCAGTCATTGGAGAAACAGGACTAGGACAAACAGTTTTATTTGAACACGAAATAGGAAATGATCAAGTAAATCCTGACGGAAGTATTACAGCTTTAACTTCTTTTATTAAATCATTTAGTTTTTCTTTACAACCAGATCAAGCAGAAGTCTTTTTAGCTATGAGAAGATTTTTACCTAACTTTAAAGTCTTAACAGGAAACAATCAAGTTACACTAGCTGTAAAAGATTTTCCTGCTGATGATGATGTGGACACTGCATTAAGTCCTTTTACTATTACAACTTCTACAACTAAAGTTGACACTAGAGCAAGAGGAAGATATGCAAATATAAAAATAGAAAATACTGGAGTAAATGAGTCTTGGAGATTTGGTACATTTCAAGTTGACTTACAACCAGATGGAAGGAGAGGTTAATGACAAAAGTCGTAGTAAGATTACCAGAACCTAAAAAAGAATATAGTGAAGATAACCAAAGACAAATTAACAGAGCGTTAAATACAATTATAGAACAGTTAAACTCTACATACTTAACACAATTAAAAGAGGACCAAGAACGATACACTTGGTTAGGATTAGGCTAATGGCAAATATATATAGAAATGATAAAGTAAGTTTAACTAGCACAGCTAATACAACTTTGTATACAGTACCATCAAACTCAAGAGCTATTGTAAAATCTTTATTAGTAGTAGAAGATAATGCTGGTGCAGCTGTAGTAAAAGCTACACTAACTAATGCAGCAGGTACGGCATTTGTAATAGATAATAATATTAGTTTAAGTGCTAATGAAAAAGAACAAGTATTAACTGAACCTTTAATTATGTTAGAAAGTGAGATATTAAAGGTGCAAGCAAGTAGTGGTCAAGTAGACGCTATTGCATCAATACTAGAAATTAACAGGGAGGATAGATAATGTCGTTTGTAGAAACAGAAGCTTCAGTTAGGTATGAAACAATTAATGGTAAAAAAGTACCAGTAATTACACCTAAATGTGAAGTAACTTTAACTAATACAGTGACTGGCCAAGAATATATGTCTAATCAAGAGGCCGAAGATGATATAAACAATGCTAATACTGCTACTCAAAAAGAGCACATTAGAAGAGACGTAAATATCACTGTAGAAGAGATAAAGATAGGCGCAGGAT